ATTATAAAAAGTTTCGAAATCTGGAGTATTGTTCCATACACAATATTCGTCCCGTTTATAACTCGCACCACCACTACCAATCGTAAAAGTTTTGGTTGGGTCCATACACTTGTCTTTTGTACAATGTTTACCACACACTTCTGCCTGTATCCGATCTATATCCGAACTAGCGTTTACTTTATTTATAGCCTTACAATACGCCCCGGATGCATCTGCAGCTACACCACCCACTGGTCCACCCGAACCCGAACCCGAACCGGCTTCACACATAAGTTTTGGGTCTCTATATGGTTGGGTACACCCGAACGTCATATCGTCTACACCCGTTTCTCCATCGGATTTCAACTGATCGTCTTCTGAAATTTCAACTATTTCTGTACCGTAGAAGAAACATGTATTCCTTTTTGCTTCATCACTATATTTTTCGTTATAGTGTCCCCACTGAGGGTACCCTAGTTCTGATGCGTACCGTCTACAATCTTCTTGGGTCCCGAACCTTTGTTTTCCACCGTACCAAGGTTCGGATTTATCTTCATCGACACTTAGTTTTACATCACCTATTATTTTGGGTCTACCACCAGCGATTTCAACCCCGGATTTCAAATCCGCGAGTATATACTTTTCTTTCAAATACGTATCGACCTTCTCGCGGTCTACGACATCTAAAGTTACATCGTAAACGAGTATTTCGTAAACGTTCCAATCACTTGGTTCACTTTCTGCATGTTTTCCTACATTGATACCTATACTCTTTGGGTTATTAAAAGGTTTTTGAGTATCTGTATCGAAAGAAGAACCTGTAGTCCTTGATTTACCATTGGTCTCAAAATTATTATGTTGGGCGGTTATTCTAATCCATGATCTTGTACCGTGTACATTTTCCGTGCTAGTTACCCAATTATTATAGTGTGCAAGACCCGTCTCACCTCCGTGGTGTCCTATTAACCAATTCCTGTCGTGCTCCGTATCACCGATTTTTACTTTATCTGTTTCACCACTTACGAATATACGTTTTTGGTTTGCTTCAACGTCACTCCCGTACCGTGCGACTGCAAAAAACGACCAGTTTTTGTTATCGAACACTTGTGGTAACGTGAACCCATCACTCGTCGTCCCTTTAACAAATGCACCTTTGAACCCTTCACTTTTCGATAGTGTACCTTTAATTTTATCGGCTGATATATGATTTGCTTTACCCGATAAATCTTCCCACTTATCGTTCTTTAGTGAAGTTGCATTATACCTACCAACAATATTAGACGGGCGTGGTAAAACGGCTATATTTGTTGCTTCACTTCGTATTTCTAGTGTAGTTCCATCAACTTTTTCCTTGGAAGTTACGTATAAACCTCCGGCCGCTACTATAGATGATAGACACATCATAAACATTATGAAAACAATAAATGTTGTTTTCCCTGAACCTTTAGCCATGGCTGATTCTTATTTATACTATATAAAAAAATTATGTGGTATATGGGTACTTGTGTACCCATAAATTACATATCCATTTCTCACCAGACTCAACTGGTAACCCCCCGTGTAATGCTCTTTTTGATATACACTCGTAATTATTGAGTGTATTGAAAAATAAGGAATCACCCTTTTTCAATTTATACGTCTTATTCAAGTTTGGAAAATTTGTACCACCCCCTTCATAATCATCATTGAGTGCTATTATGAATGTATACATCCGTTTATTCTTATCATTTTGAAATGCATCTTGGTGTGGGTTATAAAATCCACCTTTTTTATACTTGAGAATTTGTAAATCTTCACAATTTTTTGATGGTCTATCTATTCGAGTTAAACACTTATCAATTAATTTTTTAACGACCTTATCTTCGCCTGGTTTAATCCACGCTGTTTCACTTTGTCTTACTTTCGTGTCTATATCTCTTTTCATTGATACGGTCGATGTCGATAACCTTTTACTTGCTATATTCTTAATATGATCACACTCTTCGCTTGTTATCATATTTTCTATTATTATAGGTTTATGATATATGGGTATGATATACCATAATAAAAACAATAGAGCAAATAATATCAAAAATTTATTTGATTTATTCATTATTATTAGTATATACTGATACTTTTTATTCTATTAAATAGATATATTTTGGCAAAGTACAGTTATACCTTTTTCGTATTTGTGTTACAATTGAGTTTGAATATTTTACTAATTCATTGACATCCTCGGAAATTTCAATGGATTTATCGATGACCCACTGGCGCATTAAATCACTACACGCGTTCGTAAACATTTCGTATATATCGCGTATATCATTTAATTTTTCAACTTGTTTATCTCGTCTTTGTAATTCTATTTTAAAATTGGTATCGTCTATACTTTTCAGCATATAAGCAATTCGTAAATGGTGATTATCTGCATCGTATATGTCGGCGTATCTATACATTATATCTCTATCTATTTGGTGTAATACAATACACAAGTCTAGTATATTTGTAGGTGCACGTTCGTGTCTCAACTCGTTGAATGTGGGTCTTCCACCACATGGTATATCTGCGTGTTCCCGTGATCTTTTCTGAAACTCGAAAAAGTGTGGATTATGTATTCTTCCCTTTTCTATATTTCCGGTTCGCCAATTGAACGCCGTGTTACAACTCGTACACCACATTTGTAAACACCCGTCTATTTTGTGTATCATTGTTCCACATTTAGGACACGGTTTGGTATCTTTGTTTATTAGTTTTATAGTTTTAACTGTTTCCGGATTACACTTATGATTTTCTTCTATTTTTTCGTTACATTTTTTACAAAAAACTTGTTTACATAACCCACATTTATAATCTTCATCTATAAACCCTCTACACTCTTCACTTGGACACATCCGAATGAAATTTCGTGGTGAATCTTCGGTTATATCACCATATCTTAAAAGGTTCATTTCTTCTACTATTATATCGGTCTCGTTTATGGTATTTTGTATAATAATTTCGTATTGACTATTTTCGGTTCCTTCGCGAATTGCTTCCATAGATAAAACTCTATTGTTTCTTATAATAGCTACCAATTCGTGATATTTTTGTCTGAGTGTACGCATTTTATGAATTCTTTCAACGTGTGGTTGTGTTTCTGGCATACGTGCTTTTTCGCGTTCAAATAAAACACATTCACGGTGCTTTTTGTATACCGTGTTTCTAAACTTTTTGGTACAGAACGAGTCAACGAACCCTCGATTAATTTCGTTTTTACAATTCATACAGTGTGGGTTTTCATAACTCGATAATAAATACGTTTGAACACAATTTTTACACGATTCAAAATCACAAAAAGGACACGTTACTTTTTTGTGATTTATTTTATTATATTTTTCACAACATACGGTACATTCCATACTTAATAAAACAGCGATTTTTTTCTTTAACTTTTGTATTAAAATAAAATATGGCTTTATTGTATATGATTTTAATTATACTTTTAATTTTAATTATACTTTTAATTTTAATAAATACTAAAAAACCGGTTCGGGAATTAAAATTGAAAAATCTATACAATGAAGAATATCATAGGTATAGAATAGGTGATGTATATATGTGGGGTAAAGGTCCGAAGTATGATAGAGTAAAATACCACGAAGAAAATTTTCCAAACAGTATAGCTACAAAATACCTTAATTTATTGAAAGAAGGTGAAAGTAATAACAAGGATAAACTTATGCGTGTTATAAACAATGAACCAAAATTAGATACCAGTCCTGAAGATAACAGTTTTGTTTTACACATGCGTGTCGGTGACGTTTTTTGTAGACACAACGGAAATTGGATGAGTAGTAAATTAGGTGTAAAGGGTATGATTAACCATTATACAAAAAAAGATAACCCTGAATGGTGGCGCGATATATTGAAATTCATGAACGAGAAGAACCTTGATAAAGTGTATATAATTGTAGGATCACATACACCGTATTGTTTGTTAGAATCAGAAGATTTCATAATGGATCGAGTTAACATGTTTAGAAAAAATGGAAAAGATGTTGTTTTAAGAATTGGTAATACTCCCGACGAGGACATTTTATGGGTAAGACGCGCAAAATATTTCAAATCGACAGGTGGTGGATACGGTAAAGTTTTAGGTATAGCTTCACAAGAAAATGGTGGCGTATATAAAGAATGAACCTAGAGAATGATACTCCGAAAATTGAAAATTGTTCAAGAATAATAAGAGAATTTTTAAAGGATTATTCGCGTTCACCCACGCGTATTCGGTATAAATTGTTTTGTATTCCCAAATTCGTAGTTTGGAACCCTATAATTAGACTAAGTAATTGTAAAATAGTAGAACGTACACGAAAATCTAAAATGAAACACACGACACCAACAACAGTTCTTTTTTTTAATTTAACGGGATTTGATGTTACTATATCTGTTACGAGTATAGCAACCAACGTAAACGGGTGTGGAATCGGTGTAATGGGAAACACGTTAACAATGGACGTAGATAAAACGGAAAATAAAATTCAAACTGTTTACGTGTACCCATATGCATTTAAAGACGTCAATACGCGTGATTATTTTAGTTCGGATAATTCAATGACAAATTCTAAAACTGAAAGAGAAAATATACGTGAATTATTACAATATCAAAAGGATATATTTTCGACGGATGATAAAGATCTGGAAAAGTACATAATTATGAGGGGTGTTTGTGCTGAAAAATACGATAAATATGATAATAAAAAAAGCATATGGAACCCCTTTTTTCGTCATTTAATGGAAAAGCGTATGAATAAAATTGAGAATGCTATTCAGCGAAAACTAAAAAAAGGACCAATTGTCGAATCGTACCCACAAAAACAGTTACGATTAAAAGAGTTGGTGGATGCTAAGATCAACGCGGGTCAAGACGTCGATTTGGACACGTTGAAGTCGGTTGGTTACTGGGACGAAAAAAGCGAAGCTGGTCCACAAAATGACGAGGAAACGAAAAAGTTTTGGAGTGATAAAAAACTCAAAATCGGCAGAATAAACCGGAATTTGAGATTATCATCAGCTATGATAGACCCATGTTCGCATAGGTATTATTTATCTATAAGAATACACGATACAGATAAAGGTAGATTAATCATGACAGATAATATACACAGAACTAATTACGATATTATAATAAGAGACGAAGATATACAAAAGCCACCTAAACATTAAACATCAACTACATCTGTTTGCATATTAGTTCTTATTTCATCTTCAGTAAGAGTCTGGAATTTTGTTGGTATACCAGTAGCTGGCATGTCAATATCATTGTCCACCATTGTAATAGCAGTACTCAATAACATAAATGTCACGGGGTAATTATACCCTGGTTTTATTACCATTTTTTGTGCTGGTATGTCATCGTACCCAATTTTATGTAATTCTAGTTTGCCGTCATCGTTTATTAAATACTTCATGGAAGTACCACGTCCTTTTTCTTCCATGTACGCCTGCAATTTACCCGATTTATAATCGTTATAGAATTTTACTTCCAATTTCTCACCCTTATTATTTTCAACTCCAATAACATTTCCTTCGGCATCTTTAACTTCTGTATACACACACGCGTATGGTGTATCGTCTCCCGAAAATACA